CTTTGAAAATTCTCCGGGGGTTATATTTTCAAAAACATTTTATGTAATGTTTAGTCGAGCTTGTGAGGCGCCTCTCATAACACCTGCCATTTTTTCCATATTATCTCCTTTCGCCTATATAAAAGGCTTCACAGGCTCGATTAAGTATTACATAAGTAGATAAAAAGTTAATAGAAGACAACCAAAACATTGAAGGAGGAACATAAATGTATGCGTATTCTTAAATTTAATGTTGCTAATCAAATACTAGAACGTGATAAAACATGCGATTTTAGCGGAATAGTTTCAGATAGCAAGAACTATCTTGAGGCAGAATTTAATTTCAATGATGAATGGGAAGGCTATAAGAAGATTGCAGTGTTTGTTAACGGAGATAAAGAGTATCCAACAGCAATAATCAACGGAAAATGTAAAATTAATAATGATGCTTTGACGTCAAGAAGTTTTCGCATTTATGTTGTCGGTAAAAAAGAAGAAGAGCAAATAAAAACCACATCAATAAGAGTAAGGCAGGTGTTAAAATAATATGTCAACTGTAGATGAATTGTTTGAAACAATGAGCGAGTCAAGCGGAGGTGTCACCGATGTATGTGTCATAGACCCTTCAACAAGAATAATTGACGTTCCTAGCATGTATAAAGAATTAGGCGTCGTATCAGATGAAAAAGTAAATCGATTACGTTTTGCTTGTTCAAAGATAGTCGGCGACAATGTCGATTTAACAAATTATAATTTATACGTTAACTATCAAAATGCAGCGGGAGAGCTTAATGCTTATTTGATAGACGATGTTGCTATTATGCAAGAGACACAAGGGCATATGATCACGTTTTCTTGGCTTTTGTCAAGGCATGTTACTGAGGCTCCTGGAACCGTTCATTATATTGTCTGTGCTAAAAAATCAGACGGTATAAACACGACAAACGAATGGAATACAAAAGTCGCCACGGGAATTGTTATTGCTAATGATATTGAGCCGGTTAAGGAAATCGAAGAACAGAATGCCGACGTCATAGAGCAGATACTGTCACGAATCGATGTTTTAGAGAACGGTAGCGGAAGCAGTGTATCATTAGGCATAAAGGGTGCTGAAATCAGAGACCCGGTGCGAATTAAATCTGTAGATAGTAATGGCCAACCAACTGGATGGGAAACGTACAATTTTGATGATGCTGTATTGCAGAGTAATGAACATAATGGTGCTATCTATGAAGAAGAACTTCCATATATGAACTTCAGCAAAAACAATCGTATAGGACATAAATTTGGAAATGTTGTTACAGTAGCAGAAGTAGATGAAAGCGGACTTGTTACAGATTTTAGTTCTAAAGAGCTAACTATCCCAACAAAACTTTCTGAACTTGAAAACGACTCCGGTTATCTCACTGAGCATCAGAGTTTGGTTGACTATGCTAAGAAAAGCGAAATTCCAACTAAAGTCTCTCAGCTTAATAATGACTCCGGTTATCTCACTGAACATCAGAGTTTAGTTGATTATGCTAAGAAAACTGAGGTTCTCGAAACTTTAGCCGAATATGCCAAAAAATCTGAAGTTCCTACTATTCCGGAATCACTTAAAAATCCTAATGCTTTAACAATTAAAGTAGGCGACACCACTACGACCTATGATGGTTCAGAAGCTAAAACTGTCGATGTCAGTACAGGAGAGTCCATTCCTTCTTATTGGCTCACACACTTACAAACAAAAGCAGACAAAATTCATGAAGTAATGGAAGCGGCAGGTCGTAATAAGTCTGCGTTTTTGTTTTACACTGATGCACATTGGGATTATGGCGCAAAAAAAGCACCAATGCTTTTAAAGTATTTATATAATAATACTCCAATAAATAAGACGATATTCGGCGGCGATATTGTAAATTCTGAAAGTGCCGACAGAGATGTTATGAAGTATTTATGGGAGTGGAGAAAACAGGTTAGGGAATTGCCGAATCATCATAGTGTAGTAGGTAATCATGACGATGGCGCTACTATAAATAATCGGTTCTCTACAAATTATATATATTCTTTCTTATTAGCTGCCGAAGAAAACTCGAACATAGTACAAGGCGGAGATATGTATTATTACATTGATGAACCTTGCGAGAAAACAAGATATTTATACTTAGATACCGCTTATATAGGTATTAATAGTAGTCAGACAGCGTTTATAAAAGAAGCATTGAAAACAGCTCCCGATAATTGGCATATTGTGGCAATATCACATATATGGTACGAACCTGATTATGACCAATATAACGTCAGACCTATTCCTATAAAAGGCTATGGCGCAGGAGTAGAAAACCTTGTCAATTTGTTCGATAGTTATAATGCAAGACAAGACGAGTTTTCAAGCTGTACAGCAAAGGTCGAATTTTGCATAGGCGGACACTGTCATAGAGACTATACTGGCCGCACCACTGGCGGTATACCAATTATCCTTTGTGAAACTGATAGCCATCATAATAGAAGTGGATTAACCGATACAGTTGGCACCACCACAGAAAGTTCAGTGAATGCTGTTATTGTAAATTATTCAACAGAAAAAATAAATGTTATTCGTATCGGTAGAGGCGAGAACTTTGAAGTTCCTTTGCATGCTTCTGTTACGCCTCCGGCTTCTTATACTAACTTAATACCAACGGCTATTGATATGAACGGAAATGTTTACAATAATTCCGGTTACAAAGCTGGCACATATATAAATAATGCGGATGGACTAACAGAAGTTGATAATCCAAGCTATTGGTGTACAGGATTAATTCCCATCACAAAAGGCGACGTAGTTCGTATTAAGTATGTGTTCAATAAATCGACTTATAATGATCCGAGTAATCATTATTACAGCCACTTATGTTTTTATAATGAGGACAAATCGTTTAATAGATTTAAGTATCTTAATGATTTCCTGGATAATAATTTTATTTCCGGAAGTTATGAATGGTCGGGAACAAACTTCGAAGGAACTCTTACATTTACGTTTGATGGCGCTTCGTCCATGTTCAATAGTGCAAAATATATAAGAGTGTCTAGTGCATATTTAGGTAGCAGCGCAAATGTGCAGACTAGTATTAAAAATGCAGTTATAACCATTAATGAAGAAATAAGTTAATTCAGAAAGGAGGCTGTTCTAATGGCAAAAAGTAGAAAATCATTAAATAAAACACCTACTCAAAGAAAACCTGCTCTGAGCCCAGAAGCTAGAGAGAATCAGTTAATATCATATGCAGTAGACCTGGTCGAGCAACGTTTACTTAATGGAACGGCCTCTTCGCAAGAAACAACACATTTTCTCAAACTCGGATCTATGAAAAACCGACTTGAAATGCAGAAACTTGAAGAAGAGAATAAATTGCTCCAAGCTAAAACGGAAGCATTACAATCGGCAAAACGTCAGGAAGAACTCTTCGAGGAAGCTATTAAAGCAATGAAACGATATAGCGGAAATGGTGACCCAGATGAATATTAAAACATATTCCGAGCTCATCGCCATTCCTACTTTTATAGAACGTTATCGATATTTGCGTTTGGGCGGAAGAGTCGGCGAAGAAACGTTTGGTTTCGATAGATATTTAAATCAGATTTTCTATAAAGATTCTGAATGGCTTGGAGCAAGAGACCTGGCAATTATTCGAGATAATGGATGCGATTTAGCTATGCCTGATCGTGAAATTAAGTCGCGCATTTTGGTTCATCATATAAATCCCATCACAAAAGAAGATATCCTAAGGAGAGATCCAAAATTGTTCGATCTTGAGAATCTAATTTGTACTATTAAAAACACACACGACGCGATTCACTACGGAGATGAGAGTCTACTCCTTATAGAACCTATTGAGCGTCGTCGGAATGACACTTGTCCTTGGAGGAGGTAAAGTATGGATAGTATACTGACATCTGTAAAAAAGATGCTCGGCATAACTGCTGAGTATACCCATTTCGACGCAGATATAATTATGCATATAAATTCTGTGTTTATGATCCTTAATCAGTTGGGTGTTGGGCCATCAGAATGCTTCTCAATAGAAGGAAATGATGAAACCTGGGATGAATTCATTAAAGATGACTTTAACATAGAAGCTGTAAAGTCTTATATGTTTCTAAAAGTTAGTTTGATGTTTGATCCACCGACTAGCACAAATGTTTTGGAAGCCAAAACCCGGCTGTCTAACGAACTGGAATGGCGGCTCAATGCATCTACTTATAACAAAATCGAATAGAGGTGAAAATTCAAAATGGATAATAATGAACTTTATCATCATGGTGTACTAGGCATGCGATGGGGAGTTCGTCGCTATCGTAATAAAGACGGAACATTAACGCCGGCTGGAAAACGACAAGCGGCTCGACTTGCTAAAAAGTATGATTCTGTCACGGGACGAAAAATTAACGATGCTGATACATCTAGTACCTATGGAAACAAAAAAAATGTACGTGAAATGTCCGATGAAGAGCTTCGAAGCAAAATTTCTCGTCTACAGGCAGAACGGAATTATCTTGATTTGCAGAGACAAATCTCGACATTAAATCCGCAGCAGGTTTCAAGGGGTAAAGCGTTTATCAATTCAGTAGGTAAAGATGTCCTTAAACCGGTAGCGATAGATGCCGGCAAAAAATTGCTCGGAGATCTTGTTAAGAAGAAAGGCGCCGAAATGCTCGGATTAAATCAAACAGATGCGAAAGATGCTATTGGCGATCTTAAAAAAGAATTTACGACATTAAACTATAAAAAACAAATAAATGAGTTAAATAAATACTTTCAAGAGGAGAAAAAGAAAGTGTAGTACTAGTTAGGAGATAATAAATGGCACTGTCTAATACAGCGACCCCAAAATATTACGGTTTATTTCGTGACGCAGTAATTCGTGGAGAAATACCTGTTAATAGAAGGGTCGCAATGGAAATGACTAGAATCGACGACTTGATAGCTAATCCTGGAATATGGTATGATGATTCCGCAACTGAAGGATTCATTGATTTTTGTGAAAGTGAACTTACATTGACTGATGGAGATGACTTAGTATTACTGGACTCGTTTAAACTGTGGGCCGAGCAAATTTTTGGTTGGTATTACTATGTTGAGCGAAGCGTCTATGAGCCTGATCCAGATGGTTACGGCGGAAGATATGTAATAAGATCCATAAAAAAGCGTCTGATTAATAAGCAATATCTTATAGTTGCTAGAGGCGCAGCAAAATCGCAATACGAGTCATATATACATGATTACTTCTTAAGTGTCGATTCAACAACAACTCACCAAGTTCACACTGCTCCTACTATGAGACAAGCCGAAGAGGTTCTTGCTCCAATGAGAACTGCAATAACAAGAGCTAGAGGTCCGTTGTATAAATTTTTGACAAATGGATCTTTGCAAAATACAACCGGATCGAAAGCTAATCGAACTCAACTAGCTTCAACTAAGAAGGGCATCGAAAATTTTATAACAGGATCCCTTGTTGAGATTCGTCCGATGACAATTGATAAACTCCAAGGACTAAATAGCCGAATAAATACAGTTGACGAATGGCTTTCTGGAGATATTAGAGAAGATGTCATTGGCGCACTCGAACAAGGTGCCTCAAAGAATGACGACTATCTTATAGTGGCGGTTAGTTCAGAAGGTACGGTTCGTAATGGTCCTGGCGACACAATCAAAATGGAATTGATGGATATCCTAAAAGGAGACTATATCAATCCTCATGTATCGATTTGGTGGTATGGTCTGGATTCCGTTGATGAAGTTGCTGATCCTGATATGTGGCTCAAAGCAAATCCGAATCTTGGTAAAACAGTTAGTTATGAAACATATCAACTTGACGTGGATAGAGCTGAAAATGCACCTGCTACTCGAAATGATATTTTAGCTAAACGTTTTGGAATTCCCATGGAAGGATATACATATTATTTTACATATGAAGAGACTCTTACTCATAGGAAACGAGATTTCTGGAATATGCCTTGCTCGTTAGGAGCAGACTTGTCACAAGGAGACGATTTTTGTGCGTTCACGTTTTTATTTCCGTTATCTAATGGCGCATTTGGCATAAAGACACGAAATTACATTACATCTACTACATTTTTAAAGTTACCGATGGCATTGCGAGATAAATATGAGCATTTTATGAAAGAGGGTAGTCTAATAGTTCTTGAAGGAACTGTTCTAGATATGATGCAAGTATATGATGACGTCGACAACCATATCATAGAGATGAATTATGATGTTCGTTGCTTTGGTTTTGATCCATATAATGCCAGAGAATTTGTCGAGAGATGGGAACGCGAGAATGGTCCATTTGGCATTGAAAAAGTAATACAGGGAGCAAAAACAGAGTCAGTTCCTTTGGGCGAACTTAAAAAACTGTCAGAGGAGCGATTGCTTCTTTTTGATGAGGAACTCATGCAATTTGCAATGGGTAATTGTATTGCTCTTGAAGATACAAATGGAAATCGGAAACTTTTAAAGAAACGAAGCGATCAAAAAATAGATGCAGTTGCCGCTATGATGGACGCATTCGTTGCTTGGAAACTCAATAAAGAAGCATTCGAATAAAGGAGGTGTACTAACATGTGGACATACAATTATGTTGTCGATAGCGATGAACTTTATCATCACGGTGTACTTGGAATGAAATGGGGCGTTCGTAAAGCATATCATAAACTTGGATCGAATTCAAGGTACATGAAAAAGGCTCTTAACTATGATGTTAGATCCGCTAATCAGACAAGAAAAGCCGAGAAAGCACATTCTACAATTGATCTGGCGAGGGCTAATAAAAAAGCTGTACAATCTGCCAAATATTACAAGAAAGCCGCTAAGTTTGAACGAAGGGCTAACGAAAAAACAGATGGCTCCAGATTAAGATATGAAAAGAAAGCCGCAAAGGCACAGTATAAAGGTGCTAAGTTAGCAATTGACGGTAATCGAATTTCAAGAACTACCGGCTATGGAATTAAGAGCCAGAAATACGCACACAAAGCGGATAAGTATGAAAAGAAGGCTGCTAAAGTTCGTTTAAAAATGGCTAAAAACAAAGTATACATTGATCAGATGAATCGAAAAGTAAGTTCATTGTCTAAAGAAGAACTCAGCGGAGCTTATTCATTTGTAAATGATTATCTTAAATGAAAGTAAATGTGCTAAGGGAGGAAATTCAAAATGGGCTTCATAGATAGACTCCAGCATGGCTGGAATGCTTTTCGAAATCGAGATCCGACACCAGTAAGCGACTTGGGATATTCGTACAGTTACAGACCAGATAGAATGCGGTTTACAAGAGGCAACGAACGAACAATTGTCACGTCGGTATATAATAGAATAGCAATGGATGTATCAAGTATAGGAATTAGGCATTGTCGGTTAGATGAAAATAACCGTTTCATAGAAGAAATACAATCCGGTTTAAATAATTGTCTGAATCTTGAGGCAAATATAGATCAAACCGGACGGGCTTTTATTCAGGATATAGTAATGTCAATGCTCGACGAAGGCTGTGTAGCAATAGTTCCTATAGATACAACGTTTAATCCAAAACGTACCAATTCTTATGATATACTGTCTATGCGAACAGGAAAAATTCTAGAATGGTATCCTGAAAATGTCCGAGTACGAGTTTATAATGACAAAACAGGCCGAAAAGAGGAAATCGTAGTTCCAAAGAGTACGATCGGTATTATTGAAAACCCATTGTATTCTGTCATCAACGAGCCTAATTCGACTATGCAACGTCTTATAAGAAAGCTTGCATTGCTTGACGTTACCGACGAACAGACTGCATCAGGAAAATTGGATTTGATAATTCAGTTACCTTATGTTATCAAGACCGAAGCTCGGCGACAGCAAGCAGAAGATCGCAGAAAAACTATCGAGATGCAGCTGGCTAGTTCTAAGTATGGCATAGCATATACAGATGGAACTGAACGTATAACTCAATTGAATAGACCAGCTGAGAACAACCTTATGAAGCAAATCGAGTATTTGACAAGTATGCTTTACAGTCAGTTGGGCATATCTCAGGCGGTTCTTGACGGTACTGCAGATGAAAAAACGATGCTTAATTATCACAATAGAACTATTGAACCGATAATTTCAGCAATAGTTGATGAACTTAAAAGAAAATTTTTAACAAAAACTGCTCGTTCTCAAGGGCAGTCAATTGCATTCTTTAAGGACCCGTTTAAGCTGGTTCCGGTTAATAATATAGCTGAAATAGCTGATAAATTTACAAGAAACGAAATTCTAACATCGAATGAGATTCGACAGATTATAGGAATGCATCCCTCTGATGATCCTAAGGCTGATCAACTTGTAAACAGTAATATTAGCCAACCGAATCAAGATGAACCGGTTCCAGAAGAACAATACTACGATGAGAAATCATACGTAGATGAAAAAGAGTAAAGGAGGAAAGTCAAAATGGATAAGTATGATTTTAGCGGATGGGCTACAAGAAATGATCTGCTTTGTGCAGACGGTAGAACTATTCGTAAGGACGCTTTCAAAGACAACGACGGTCAGATAGTTCCACTTGTTTTTGGACACCAGCATAACGATGTTAATGCTGTCCTCGGTCATGCCTTGCTCGAAAATCGAGATGAAGGTACATATGCCTACTGTTCATTTAATGACACAGAATCAGGCCAGGCTGCTAAGAAATTAGTTCAGCATGGCGATGTAGCATCTCTTTCGATTTATGCAAATAATCTTAAGCAAGTCGGCGGAGATGTTATTCACGGAGTGATTCGTGAACTTAGTCTTGTATTGGCCGGAGCAAATCCTGGCGCATACATAGAAACTGTTATGGCACATAGTGAAGATGGTGCCGCAGATAATATCGAATCTCTTGAAGCAGGTTGGAATGAGAATATTGTATTGTATCATTCCGACGACGCTTCTAAGAGTACAAAGGAGGATACTGACGTGGAAAATAAGAAGCCAGAACAGGAAACTGATGAGACTATTGGCGCAATTTTTAACACATTCAGTAATAAGCAGAAAGAAGCCGTTTATGCAATAGTCGCAGCAGCAATGGGCGATAACGGCGACGACAACGAAGATCATGAAGAAGGAGACGATGAATCCATGAAGCACAACGTATTTGATCAGGACGATCAGAATCAGCAGAATGTACTCACACATGATGCTATGCAGACAATTATCGGAGACGGCAAGCGCTACGGCAGTCTTAAGGAGAGCTTTTTGGCTCATGCTGCCGAGTATGGAATTGACCAGATTGATATGCTCTTCCCGGAGTATCAGTCAGTTAATGGCAATCAGCCGGAATTTATTAAGAGAACTCCTGATGGTTGGGTAGACACAGTTATGAACGGTGTTCATCACACACCGTTTAGCAGAATCAAAATGACCTTCGCCGATATCAGAGGCGATGAGGCTCGCGCAAGAGGTTATATGAAGGGTAATCTTAAGAAGGAAGAGGTATTTGGACTTCTTAAGAGAGTCGTTGAGCCGACAACTATTTATAAGAAGCAGAAGCTTGACAGAGATGATACAGTTGATATCACCGATTTCGATGTAGTAGCATGGCTCAAGAGCGAAATGAGGATGATGCTCGATGAGGAAATTGCCAGAGCGATTGTCTTTGGTGACGGCCGTTCAGCTCTTTCTGAAGATAAGATCTCAGATAAGAACATCATTCCTATCTATAACGATGCCGATCTTTATACAATTAAGAAGACAGTTACTAAGGGTGCAAATGAGGCACTTGCCCATGCAATTATCACAGAGGCTGTTAAGGCTCAGGATGAATATGAAGGTTCCGGTAACACAACATTCTTTACATCGGCGTCAACTATTACGGACATGCTGCTTCTTGAGGATACTCAGGGTCATCGCATGTATAAGGACATGAACGAACTTGCATTGGCTATGAACGTTAATAAGATCGTTCGTTGCCCGGCAAGCATCATTCCTGAGAATGTAATCGGCGTCATCGTTGATCTTTCTGACTATAATGTCGGCGCTGATAAGGGCGGTAGCATTAACATGTTCGAAGACTTCGATATCGATTACAATCAGATGAAGTATCTTATTGAGACCCGTTGTTCTGGCGCGCTTGTTAAGCCGTTCTCAGCAATCACTCTCAAGAAGGATTCCTAATTTATTATAAGGAGGACATATCATGGATAAGATTTTCGAAAAGGCCAATGACCAGCACGTTCGAAACTACATAGTATACGGTAATGTAGCAGATCATAAGTTGTATGCTGAGTCAGACCACAAGACACCCATTGAGCAGAAGCATCTTGAAGAGATGTTTAAGAAGAGCGCAATCCTTATTTACGACGGCACAAGCTATCTCGTTCCGATTGAACTCGCGAACAATAAAATTAAGACAATGGGCACTGCCGAACAGAGCATCGCTTTTGTAGAGTGGGAAGCAAAAGCGGCTGAATAAAGGAGAAAATCAAAATGGGCAAATGGTTCGGAAAAATCGGATACGCCGAAACAATTGAAAGCAAACCAGGTGTGTGGACAGAGAAGATTACTGAACGAGAATACTATGGCGATATGACACGAAATTCGCATAGGCTTCAGACGGTAAGTACACTCAACGATAATATAGTAATTTCAAATGAATTATCTATATTAGCAGATCCATTTGCCTATCAGAATTCAACTTCAATTCGTTATGCTACGTTTATGGATACTAAATGGAAAGTTTCGAACGTAGAAGTTCAGTATCCGAGATTAATATTGACTTTAGGAGAGGTGTACAATGGATAGTAGGTCAAAAGTTCATGAGTTACTTTGTAACATCATGAATATGGTAATACCTAACGGCGATAAACGAGTTTATTTTCAACCCCCTGAGTCAAAAAAAATTGAATATCCAGCTATTATATATTATCGAAGCGATATAGACAATGTATCGGCTGATAATAAAGTATATAGGCAAACATTTTTCTACGAGATAACCGTGATTGATGCAGATCCTGACAGCGAACTTGTACAAAAGATATCGGCTCTTCCAAGATGCCGATTTAATAGACATTATACTTCCGATAACCTCAATCACGATATTTTCACATTATATATTTAAAAGAAGGAGGACATGAATATGTCTGATGCTATCACCAAAAAGCCCCTTACTTGGGACGAAGACGGCGAACGTCTGTATGAAACCGGTGTCGAAAAAGGTGTGTTGTATGTAAAGAATCAGTCCACTTATGGCAACGGTGTAGCCTGGAATGGCCTTAGCAAGGTTTCTGAGAATCCGTCTGGAGCAGAACCTACCGCTCTTTATGCCAACAACAAGAAGTATGTCGAGCTTATGTCGAATGAGGAATTCGCAGCAACAATTGAGGCCTACACATATCCCGATGAATTTGCACAGTGCGACGGCTCTCAGGAGCTTGTTCCTGGCGTAAGAATTGCTCAGCAGGACAGAAAGCAGTTTGGTCTCTCTTATAAGACTCTCATAGGTAACGATTCTGAGGGAGTATCGCATGGCTACAAGATTCATCTTGTATATGGATGTCTTGCAAAGCCGTCCTCAAAAGAAAACTCAACTACTAATGACAGTCCTGAGGCAGCAACAATGTCGTGGGAGGCATCTACGACACCCGTTCCCGTTAAATATAACGGTAAAGACTATAAGCCGACCGCACATCTTACGATTGATTCGACTAAGACAGACAAGAGCAAGCTTGCTAAGCTTGAGGAAGCTCTCTATGGACACTATGAGGCTCTTGCAGAGGCGCCGGATGATTATACAACTAATAAGGGTTCGTATTTCATCAAGAATGAAGATGGATCGTATTCTGCAGCAACCGGCGAATTTCAGGCTAATCAGACTTATAAGTTTGTTGACGCCTATCTTCCGCTTCCGTCTGCAGTGGCCACTATGATTGCCACTGTATAATATTATATAGTTATAACATATTTGAGGGATCGTTAATAGCGGTCCCTCTTTTTAAATCGAAAGGAGAACATCTTTATGAAAAAAGAAACCATCGTATATACTGATTATAACGGAGTTGAAAGAAAGGAAGATTTCTTTTTTAACTTCACAAAAGCAGAGCTTCTTGAAATGGAGCTTGGTACTACCGGAGGTCTTTCTGAAATGATTCAGAAAATTATTGATACTCATGATACCCCGGCCATCATCAAAATCTTTAAGGAAATAGTTCTTAAGGCTTATGGACAGAAGAGTCCCGACGGTAAGAGATTCATCAAGACACCTGAGCTTACAACAGAGTTCATGCAGACAGAAGCGTATTCTACATTGTTTATGGAGCTCGCTACTAATACTGATAAAGCGGCTGATTTCATAAACAAAATTGTTCCTCAGGATATGGCACAGAAGGCCACTCCGTCGGCCAGTGTTCCGGCTAATAACTAAGAGAATACCGAGGATCTAACAAATGTTGCAACTTATAATACCCGAAACTGAATTATGGGACGAGGCAAAAGAGGAATTTATTACAATAAAAAGACAAAAGATTCTTCTCGAACATTCGTTAGTCTCTCTTTCTAAATGGGAGTCAAAATGGTGTACACCATTTATATCGAAGCAAGAAAAAACGCGTTCGGAGATCATCGATTACATAAGATGTATGACACTCACGCGTAATGTCGACGATAATGTTTACACTTATATGACTTCCCAGAACATTAACAAAGTTAATGAATATATTGACGCTCCAATGACTGCCACTTGGTTCTCGGACGATAAAAAAAAGAAAAATGCTAAAAGCAATAACAAACCAGTTACAGCTGAACTTATATATTATTGGATGATAGCACTGAATATACCGTTTGAGTGCCAAAAATGGCATCTTAACCGATTGCTCACTTTAATACGAGTTTGCAATGAAGAAAACAAGCCGCCTAAAAAGATGAGCACAAAAGAAATTATGGACCGTAACGCAGCATTAAATGCTGCAAGGAGACAAAAACTTCACTCAAAAGGATAGGAGGAATCAGCTATGAGTAAAGTCTATATTGGCGTTGGTCACGGTGGAAGCGATCCTGGTGCCGTAGCTAATGGTATTAAAGAAAAAGATTTAACGCTGGACATTTCAAAAGCTCTCCGAGATTATCTCGCACGTAATGGCGTGGAGACGAGAATAAGCAGAGAAACTGATAAAGATGTTTCAATTAATTGGAGAGTGAATGAAGCAAATAAATGGAGGGCCGATCTGTTTGTCGAAGTACATATAAATGCTGGCGGCGGAGATGGCGCTGAAGTTTATCACACACGCTTCGGCGGAAGAGGAAAAACCCTCGCTCAGAATATTCTCAATGCAATTTGCAAACTCGGTCAGCAGAGCAGAGGAACCAAGACAAAAGTTGAAGATGGCTCCGACTATTTCGGAGTAATCCGAGAGACAAATATGCCGGCAGTTCTTGTAGAATGTGCTTTCATAGACACAAAAGATGTATGGCTTGTCGATACGCATGCTGAGAGAGTTCAGATGGGCGAAGCAATTGGACGCGGCGTGCTCAAGACACTCGGACGTAAAGAAACTTCCGTCACAAAGCCCGCGACTACTACGAAGCCGACTGTGAAACCGAATCCGTTCAAACCATATAAGGTAAGAATAACAACAGATGTACTCAGGATTCGAAAAGGTCCGGGTACAAATACACAGCATGTCGGAAATATAAGAGATCGCGGTGTATATACAATAATTTGTGAATCTAAAGGCGCTGGTTCAACAAAAGGTTGGGGCAAGCTCAAGTCTGGCGCTGGCTGGATTAGTCTGGATTACACTAAGAAATTTTAAGGAGACATTTATATGATAGAGTTCAGACAGAAGGGCAATTTTGACAAGCTGTCGAGTTATCTCGAAAGAGTAAAAGAAATGGCAAAAATCGGCATTCTTGACCGATATGGCCGAGAGGGTGTCAATGCCCTTTCGTCTGCAACGCCTATCGATACAGGTAAAACGGCTAATTCATGGTACTATGAAATAAGTCGTCAAAATGGATCTGCATCCATTACTTTTTATAATTCTAACATAAACGAAGGAGTTCCAATTGCTATAATTTTGCAGTACGGACATGGAACTCGTGACGGAGGCTGGGTCAACGGACGAGATTACATCAATCCCGCGATCCGGCCCATTTTTGATAAAATAGCAAACGATGCTTGGAGGGAGATGACCAAATTATGAGCAAGGTAGTTGACGAACGAGTCGTTGAAATGCGGTTTGACAATCAACAGTTCGAACGTAACGTCCAAACGAGTATGAGCACTCTTGAAAAGCTTAAAAATAGTATAAAATCACTAGGCGCATCTAAAGGACTTGAAACAATTAGTGCCTCTTCGAGCGGCACAGCAAGTATGGTAAATCTCGGCCATGCGGTTGAAAATGTACGAGTGAAATTTTCGGCATTAGATGTGGCCGGTGTGGCCGCTCTTGCTAATATTACAAATTCAGCTGTAAATGCCGGAAAGCGTTTGGCAGCATCTTTATCAATAGATCAGATTTCGGCTGGATGGGACAAATTTAGTAAGAAAACTACTTCAGTAGCGACGCTTGTCGCACAAGGAAATGCAATAGCCGACGTTAATTCGCAATTGAATAGACTCAACTGGTATACAGATGAAACCAGTTATAATTTTACGGACATGGTCGACAACATTGCAAAATTCACGGCGTCAGGAAGAGGATTGTCTGAATCTGTTACTGCTATGGAGGGTATTGCAAACTGGGCTGCTGTATCAGGTCAAAACGCACAAACGGCTAGTCGGGCTATGTATCAGTTGTCGCAGGCAATGGGTGCTGGCGTTATGCGTATGGAAGACTATCGATCCATACAGAATGCCTCAATGGATACTGCTGAATTTCGTCAGAAGTGTCTTGATGCAGCAGTAGCTCTTAAAACTCTTAAAAAGAATGCCGATGGCACATATCAGTCGCTAGTCTCAGCATCAAAAGACGGCGCTGAATCATTTAATATTGACCAGTTTGCATCTAAGTTGACACAAGGCGCATGGCTTACGTCTGACGTAATGATAAAAGTTTACAACGATTATGCGAATGCAGTCAATGAGATATACAGAGTAACTCAAGAAAAGGGCATGCTTGCCTCCGATGTAATTGATGAAATTCATAATAAAGCTGAGTCAGAAGGAATATCAACTGACAAAGCAATCAAAGAGTTGGGATACAGTTTTGACTCTTTTTCTCTAAAAGCGTTCGAGGCGGGACAGAAGGCTCGAACCTTTAGCGATGCAATCGACTCTGTAAAAGATGCTGTAAGCACAAGCTGGATGAATACATTCGAGATAATATTTGGCGATGCTGATCAGGCTACTAAATTGTGGACTGATGTTGCTAATAATCTGTTCGATATTTTTGCTAGCGGTGGCGAAAAACGTAATGAGATGCTTAGCAGTGTCATGACTTCAAAATGGGATCAGTTGGTTGACAAAATGAAAGAAGCTGGCGTGTCTGCCACGACTTTCGAAAACACTATAAGAAAAACCGCTAAAGATCATGGCATAGCAATAGATGATCTCATAAAAGAATATGGATCTCTTGGCAAAGTAATCTCTGCTGGCAAATTATCAAAGAGTGTCATAGTTGAATCAATAAAGAAACTTGCTGGAAATTTTGGAAAAACAACTAAAGCAGTTAAAGTAACTACTGACAGTCTTGAGCATTTTCAAAAGATTGTTAATAAAGTAATTCGTGGTGACTTTGGAAATGGTGCCGACCGAGTAAAAGCTTTGACTAAAGCTGGTGAGAATTATGCAGTTGTTCAAGGACTCGTAAACAAAGTATGGGCTCGGGCTGGATATACGTGGAAAGATACGGCTATTAAAGCCGGCGATTTAACGAATGTCATCAACAATCTTTCTGAAAAAGAAATACAAAGTCTAGGCTATACAAAAGAACAATCAGCAGCATTAAAAGAGCTTGCAAAGGAAGCTGAGCAGACAGGCACCCCTATTAATGAACTGATTGAGAATCTTAATAAGCCTAGTGGACGAGAACTAGTATTCGATACAATGCATAATGCTTTATCGGGCATAGCGTCCGTATTGGAGACTGTCAAAGAAGCATGGTCTGAAATTTTTAGCTCTAATAAAACATCTGGTACGATTTACAAGATACTTGAGGCTATTAACGGGTTATCAAAAAAGATGATTGTTTCAGATGATGCTGCAGATAAACTTAAGCGAACTTTTAAAGGATTGTTTGCAGCCATTGATATCGTAACCACTTTAATAGGAAGTCCATTAAAAATTGCTTTAAAAATATTTAAACAACTTATGGATGCTCTGGATATTGACGTGCTAGATTTAACAGCTCGAATAGGAGACGCTATTGTTAGGTTTGACGAATGGCTTGATTCGACGTTTGATCTGTCTGGCGTATTTAAAGCATTGGCTCCATACATAAAGAAAGCTGCTAGTTTAATAAAAGAGTTCGTAGGTAATATAAAGAATTCTAAACCGATACAGAAATTTTCCGAGCACATGAAAACTCTTAGTACTCGGACGAAAGATTTTATATCAAGTTTAAAAAATACAAAGTTTATACAAAACTTGATATCAATGTTTAAGACTCTTACCGATAGGACAAAAGAATGGTTCACAAGTATTAAAGATACTCAGTTTATAAAAGACTTGATGAGCCAGATGAAGCATCTTTCGGAATCATTTAAGGACTGGGTTAGAGGTCTTAAAGAAACTGAAAATGTTCCTAAATATCTATTTGAGGGATTTGTCAAAGGATTTCAAAATGGAATTAAAAAGATTACAGAATGGGCTCGTAAAATTGGTGAGACTATACTGAAAACGATTTGCGAAGTTCTAGGAATCCATTCACCATCAACAGAAGGCATCAAGATAGGTGCAAACTTTATAGATGGCATTATAATCGGTATTAAGAATACTCTCGGAGCATTATGGGATATTGTATCGACAGTTGGACAAGGAATTATATCAGGAGCGAAAAAAGTAGAGTGGAACAAGATAGTTGCTGTTGCTTTTGGCGCTGGTCTATTAGTAAGTATGCGTGATACTTTAAAAGTTCTTAAGAATATGACTGCTCCAATCATGACATTTTCAGACTTGCTGAATAGTGTTAACTCTGTTATTAGTGGAGTTGGAAAAGCATTGAATAAAGCTATCAAAAGAATGTCTAAAGCAGCTTCTCTTCGAACGATCGCTCGATCAGTTGTTGATTTTGCTAAGGCCATCGCAATATTGGCCGCTTCATTGTATCTTGTATCGAAAATAGAATCATCAAAATTGAAAAGTAGTATTGCAGCAATTGGCGCTATGGCTGGAATAGTAGCTGTATTAGCAGCTGCTGTAGCATTACTTAATCATGCATCATTAAAGGACGCAGCAAAGAATGGCGGACAAGGATCTAACATTCAGGTTACTGTCAAAACAGTTCTCGCATTGTGTGCTGGAGTTTTATTGATTGCTATTGCGATTAAGAAAGTCTCATCAATAGGAGATACTGGAACGATGTTTGCAGCCGCGGGCTCTATTTCACTCGTACTTGGTATTGCCGGTATAATGTTAGTCCTTTTCGCTTCAATAGGTAAAAAACGCGGAGTAAAGAATGTCGATAAGATAGGAAATGTATTTCTTAAAATTGGTGCTACATTGATCATACTTGCAAAAGTGATGAAAATAATCGGTAATATGGATTCTTCCAGTTATCAGCAAGCGATGGAGGCAATTGTCGGATTTGAGATATTAGCGGCAATTTTGATAGGAATTTCTAAAAAATCGGGCAGTGTTGACAAAGCCGGAGCAGGAATTCTTGCCATAGCAGGCGCATTTGTACTGATGGCTTATGCAGTTGAAATGCTTGGTAAAATGGATATGGCTACATTAAAACAGGGCGGCGTTGCCGTTGCTATTATGGCCGCGCTTATTCTGGCGATGATATTTGTAATCAAGTTGATCAATCCGTCAGATAGTAATGGAGCATTAAAAGCCGGCGGAGCAGTACTCGCTATAGCCGGAGCAATGGTTCTCATGGCAAATGCTGTAAAGGTCCTTGGCGAAATGAACGTCGACGAATTGGAGCAGGGTAAATGGGCATTAGTAGAACTAGCTAGCTTGATTGTAGTTTTGATGGGTGTAGCAGCGTTGCTATCAGGAGTCGAAGGCAATGGAGCATTGAAAGCTGGCGGCGGTATATTAGCTATATCAATAGCAATCGGTATAATGGCCATGACACTCAAAATGATAGGATCCATGAAGACCGCTGAAATAGAAAAAGGTCGGACTACGATTTTATTGTTTGGTGCTATGATAGCTGGTCTTATATATGTAACTAAGTATGCTGGAGACAATGCCTTAAAAGCGGGCGGATCGATGCTTAGTATAGCGGTTGCTATTGGCGTATTAGCTGCTATTGTTTATATCATTGGCCAAATGGAGCCAGATGCAATAAAGAAAGGCCTTATAGTTGTTGGAGCATTAACAGCATTTATGATTGGCTTAATGGCGGCAACAAAATTAGCGGAGTCATGCGTTGGAACAGTTATTGCTCTTACAGTAGCGATTGCAGTATTGGCTGGAGCCATTATAGCATTATCGTTCATAGAACCTAATAAATTAGCTGGTGCGGTAGCTGCTATTGCAATATTATTAGCTATATTTGCTGGTCTTATGTATGTGTCTAAGTATGCAGCAACATCATTCGGAACTATAATAGTTTTAACAGTTATGGTTGCGATACTAGCAGCCGCATTGTATGCTTTAGCTAGTCTGCCAATCGAAAATGCTATGGTAGCTACAGTCGGTTTGTCACTTGTATTATTGTCGATTGCTGCAGTATGTGCCATAATGAGCGCAATACCGATTTCTGCAGCATTAAGTGCTGTCGGAAGTCTTGGAATATTTATAGGAGGCATGCTTCTTATATTGGCGGCTTTGGGCGGATTGTCTAAAATACCAGGATTTAATGAACTTATATCGGATGGCGGAGATACATTAGCACTTGTCGGAGAAGCAATCGGAAAATTTGTCGGTTCGATATTGAAAGCAGCCATCGAACAGATAGCAGCAAGTCTACCTGCTATCGGTAAGGGATTGTCAGGTTTTGCAGCGGGAGCCAGTTTCTTTATTATGATGATGCAAACAGTCGGTCCGGATGTTGTTAAAGGCGCAGGATATCTTGCAGCAGCAATTATTGCTCTTTCTGCCGCCGAATTCATTTCAGGCGTGATGTCACTTTTCTCCGGAAGATTTTCATTGGCTCTTTTCGGATTAGAACTATCCAAATTTATGGAAGGGGCCGGGGCATTTATAGACGGAATAAAATCTGTTGATATGGCGTCTGCCATAGGTGCAAAAGCTCTTTCTGAAGCTATACTGGCGCTTACAAAAGCTGAACTTCTTAATGGAATAACATCTTTCTTTGCCGGAAAATCGTCGATCGCTAAATTTGGCGAACAGATTGGATATTATATCGATGCATTAATTAGTGCTTCTAATAAACTTAAGGGCACCAAAATAAATAAGGAAGCAATGATAGAGGCAGCTGTTGCCGGAGAGGCACTATCTAGACTGGCTAATTCATTGCCGAAAGAAGGCGGTCTATGGCAAAAGATAGTCGGAACGCATATTGATTTGGATGCTTTTGGTAAAGCTGTTGGAGCATTTATTGATGCAATCATACAAACATCGAATAAGCTTAACAATGTAGTGATCAATACCGATGGTTTCCAATCTGCTAAAGAAGCCGGCGATAAAATGTGCGAACTCGCAAAGTCGATACCCAAAACAGGCGGACTATTGCAAGATCTTGTCGGTGAGCAAGATATCAGTCTGTTTGGATTAAAGGTAGTTGCATTTGTGGCAGCAATAATTGCAACATCGAATGCATTAAGTAACGTCACGATAGATCCCAAAGCATTTGAGAATGCCGCTACTGCCGGAGAAAAGATGCTTGAGTTACAGGAAGTCCTTCCAAAAACAGGCGGTGCATGGCAGAAAGTAGCCGGTACTCAGGATATTGCTGATTTTGGAACTAAGATATCCACTTTCGGCGAGGCTATTGCTACGTTCGCCACCAAATTAGCAGGCATTGAGTCGTTTAATAAAATAAATACTGCCGTCCAAATAGCTCAAACAATGGCAGATGTTTCTGATAAAGTTCAGAACATTGATCTCAAATCGTTATCGCAGTTTGGAGACAACATCGAAGACTTCGGAGAAAATATTTCAAAATTCTCCGAAACGGCAAAAGATTTGGACATTCCTGCAATTAATTCGGCTGCATCTGGAGTTCAGGCTCTGATTAACATGGCTAATGCTATGGTCGGAAAAGATTATAGCAGTATTACAAGTCTTGCAACATCGCTTCAATCTCTTGGCAAGGTAAGCGTCTCGAAATTTGCAAAATCCGTTAAAGAAGCTGCTGGTCAAGCCTCTTCTGCGGGAAGCACCCTAGTATCTAATGTCATAAAAGGTGCCAATTCGAAAGCTCCATCATTAACCAATACAGCCAAGAAAATAGCATCAAATATGGCCGGATCGTTCAAGGGCAAGAACAAAGACTTTAAATCAGCTGGAACAACCTTGATGAACGGACTTAAAGATGGCCTTAAAGATGGATCCAGCCCCGCTAAAAAAGCTATATCGTCAACACTTTCCTCAGCAGTTTCGAATATAAGAAATTATAGATCGTCGTTTTACAGTGCCGGTGAGTATTGTGCAAAGGGATTCGCGAGCGGTATAAGCGACAATGCATATCGAGGAACAATAGCGGCAGTTGCAATGGCTCAAGCAGCATATGATGCCGCAAAGGCACGCCTTAAGATTAATTCACCGTCAAAAATATTCCGAGCACTTGCGGCTTCTGTACCGGAAGGCTTTGCTCAGGGTATTATTCGAAATCTTGGTTCAGTCAGAGACTCTGCTACTAATATGGCAGATGCTGCCATCGATAATACAAAGAGTGCTATATCTCGTATAGCAGATATTATGCAGATGGATATGGATACTCAGCCAACGATTCGACCGGTTGTCGATTTAAGCAACGTTGAAGCAGGAGCTCGTTCAGTAGGAGAGTTATTTAATATTGATCCATCGATGAATATGCTAAATAACATAGGTACTATAACCACGATGATGAATCGGCGTCAAAATGGATCCAATGACGTTGTAAATGCTATTAAAGATCTTAGCAATAAGATTGACAATCGTCCGGGTGACACGTATAACTTCGGTGATTTTACTTATAGTGACGGAAGCGAAGTGTCAGAGGCAATACAAACGCTCGTAAGAGCAGCAAGAATCGAGAGGAGGAACTGATATGGCTTATCCTACTTATAAAGATAGTAAAGGTAATACATGTTATAAAGTAAGATCTGGTGATACACTTAGCGGTATAGCAGCCGGAACCGGTACTACAGTTTCTGCGCTTGCTTCTTTGAATAATATAAAAAATGTTAATTTGATATACGTTGATCAGGTTATAATAATTAGGAAAGGGTCGTCTGGTTCTTCGGGATCAGGCGGCTCAAAGCCTTCATCAAAACCTGTTAACTCGAACACGGTTACAATTACAAGATTTGATTGGGAGCGAGAAGTGGACCGAGTTTTATATGTTGCTTGGTCATGGGGAAAAGCAAATCAGACCGATCACTATCATATTAGATGGTGGTATACCGTTCCGGGAAACAAGGATTGGCTGATAATGTCCGATACGACAGTTGGTCAATGGGACGTATATCAAAATAAATGTACAGTTCCGAGCAACGCCACTTGTGTTAGGGTATCCATTGCCCCAGTGTCGAAGAAGTATAAATCAGGAAACAAAGAGGTCGAATACTGGCATGGCGCATGGTCACCGACGTTGTATTTTAATACTTCCAAGTTTCCTCCTCAAAAACCGTCATCACCGACGGTTACCATTTCCGAAGGACAGCTTTTAGAGGCAACCGTTAAGGGTATAACAGACTCAATGAACGCATCTGAAATTGAGTTCCAAGTCGTACAAGACGACTCGATTATATTTAAAACAGGTAAATCACCCATTACTACTGGCGTTTCATCATTTTCATGTACAGTAGCAGCTGGAAGCAAATATAAAGTTCGTTGTCGATCTGTGAAAGACGAGCTATATTCGGATTGGACCGATTACTCAGACAATCAGATAAGCATGCCATCAAATCCGTCAGGATTCATAGAATGCAGACGAGATAGTAAGCTAGTAGTATATCTTAAATGGGCCGAGATACCGACAGCAACCTCATATGAGATAGAATATGCTACTGAAGAGAAGTATCTTGGTGTATCGGATAAGTCTACTACTGTGACAATTAGTGATAAAAAAACAGAACATTATATCACAATTTCTGATACCGGACATACATATTATTTCCGAATTAGAGCTAAAAATGAAAAAGGTACTTCGACATGGTCGTCAATAAGCTCTTTAACGCTTGGCGAGAAACCAGCTGCTCCTACAACCTGGTCTAGCACTACTGTAGCTATTACCGGGGACAAGGTAAATTTATACTGGATGCATAACTCAAAAGACGGTTCTGATGCAACCAAGTATATTCTTCAAGTTATAGTCGACGGAGACTATTTATACGGAAGTGCTGGAAAAACAATAATAGATGACCGACCCGAAGAAGATAAAGGAAAAGCATATAAGTATGAACTGGACACAAGCACTGCCGAGTTTAAAACTAATAGCATTGTTAAATGGAAAGTGATGTCGTATGGTGTCGTCGAAAATGAAGGCAGTGACTGGTCTGCTGAAAGAACTATTACTTTATATACACAGCCCACGCTGTCGCTTAATGTTACGGATGCTGATAACAATCAGTTGAGTACTATACGGACATTTCCGTTCTACATAAGAGCAAAGGCTAGTCCGAATGACAGTATTCAGATGCCTATAAGTTATCATGTTACGATACGCTCCAATGAGAGTTACGAAACCATTAATAATGACGGTTCTACGCGCGTTGTAAATGACGGAGAAGTTATATATTCTAAGAATTTCAGTGCAACTATTAAACCTGGATTTATTAGGACATCAATCGGAAAGTGGCTTAGTGCAACTATAAAACAATCAAGCGAGACGCTTATTATACAGATGTCTGCTGGAAACATTGATTTGTTAAATAACATCAGCTATACGATTTCATGCACAGTCGCAATGAATTCAGGCTTAACAGCTACCTCAGAGTCGACATTTACAGTCGGATGGGACGAAAATGTATATATTCCGAGTGCATCAATAACTGTAGATCCAGATATTATGGTCGCATATATTACGCCGTATTGTCGTGATATATCTTATAAAAAAATAGTATCGAAGCCTCGCGATTGGGACATTAACTGGAGTAATTATTTTGAGAAAGTCGATAATGACTATATCCCATTAGTTACATCAAATCCACCAAAATTTGTAGTAGATAAATATTATGAGACCGCCGAGGGAGATCTAGTTTCAGGAGTCAGTCTATCAGTATATCGAATAGAATTTGACGGAAAAATGGTTGAAATAGAGACAAACGTCAAGAATAATTATACATGCGTTACTGATCCGCATCCGGCATTAAATTATGCACGATATAGAATAGTTGCTGTTGAAACAGCTACTGGAGCTGTTGGATTTTACGATATCCCTCCATACCAAGTTGGTGGAGAAGCGATTATTTTACAGTGGGCTGAAGAATGGTTTAGTTTTGATTCATCTCAAATGGGCATGATGGCTCGACAGCCTTGGTCCGGAACGATGCTGAAATTACCATACAACGTTGATACGTCAGAAAGCAATAAGTCCGATATCGAATTGATAGAGTATGTCGGACGAGAGCACCCCGTAAGTTATTATGGAACTCAGCTCGGCGAATCCGCAACGTGGAGCACAGTTATTCCACGAGATGATGAAAACACATTATATGCTTTACGAAAACTGTCAAAATGGATGGGCGATGTATACGTTCGAGAGCCTTCTGGAGTTGGATATTGGGCCACGGTGTCCGTTTCATTAAGTCAGAAGCATTGTGAAGTAACTATACCGGTCACATTAAATTTAACTAGAGTTGAAGGAGGTATTTGATATGCCAGATTGGACTCGATCCATGAAACAAACGTTCGAATATTATGTGGTTGATCCTGGAACATGGCAAGAAACAGAAATGTTAACGACTGTTAAATCTAGTACAATAAGTCGTGATTCTAGTTCGGAAACGCTTGGTTCTGCCACATTTGACGTTACTGACGTGGTCGGCGAGTGCTATATTAGAGTGTATCTTATAACTGTTCAAGACAACATAACTGAGAAATTTCCACTCGGAACATTCCTTGTTCAAACGCCTTCCTCTAGTTTTGATGGTAAGATCAGAAGCGTTTCTATGGATGCCTATACGCCATTATTGGAATTAAAAGAGAGCCCACCGCCGCTTGGATATTATTTGCCAATTGGCGATAATATTATGCAGCAGGGCTTTCTTTTAACGAGAGAGCATCTTCGTGCGCCAGTAGTAGAAACAAAATCGCAGAAAACATTATATAAAAACTTTGTTGCAAATACTGATGACACGTGGCTCACCTTTATATCAGATCTGGTGACGAACGCCAAGTATTATATTGATCTTGATGAAATGGGCCGTGTCATATTTTCTCCGAGACAGGAAACTGATTCATTGCGTCCCGTATGGACATATGCCGACGATAATAGTTCTATATTATCAGCAGATGTTAGTATGGAGCATGATTTATACGGCATACCAAATGTTGTCGAGGTTGTATACTCACGGAACTATTTAGATCCACTTTATACAAAGGTTGTAAATGACGATCCAAATAGCCCGACGTCTATTGCTAATCGAGGACGAGAAATCATATATCGAGTTACGGATCCCGAACTCGAAGGTGATCCGACAAGAAGCATGGTTGAAGAGTATGCTAATAATTTACTAAAAGAACTATCGTCGGTGTCGTATTCAGTAACATATACGCATGGTTACTGTCCAGTTAGACTTGGTGACTGTATACTATTAAATTACGAAAGGGCTGGCATAACCAATGTCAAAGCCAGAGTAGTAAGTCAGTCAATAAAATGCGAAGCTGGTTGTCAAGTTACTGAGAAAGCAGTATTTGTAGCAAAATTATGGGGAGGTGAAACGGCATGAGTTTATCCACAGATTTAGTATCTCAATTTGTTAAAGCAACAAACGATACTCAAACAAAGAAAAAAGAAACATCTATGAAAGGAAAAGTTGTTAAAATAACAGACGATTCCGGCACTGCATCATATTATGTCAAAATAGATGGTTCTGATGCACTCACCCCAATAAATACTCTTACCGATATGGACGACGGCGATAGAGTCGTTGTTGAAATTGAAAATCATACAGCAACTGTAACTGGTAACATAACCTCACCATCAGCACGTATAGCTGATTTGAAAGATGCTGAAGATAAAATAGTAGCCAATACAGCTGATATCGGAAGCATAAAAGCAGATTATGTTAAGACTGGCGTTATAGAAGCAGCTAATGGTAGGATAACCAATCTTGAAGCTAAAAATGCTGATATAGAAAAATTAGTTGCACAAAAAGCTACCATAGATGATCTCAAGGCTGCGAATGCCGAAATCGAGGATCTCAAAGTAAATAAAGCTGATATTAAAAGTGTGGAAGCAAATTATGTCAACATTGATTTCTCAAATATTCAGAATGCGGAAATAAAAAAATTTTATGCTAAGTTTGGCATGATGGATGATGTCGTAATCAGCAATGGTAAAGTAACCGGAACTCTTGTTGGCGTAACAATTGACGGCGATCTTATCCAGGCAGGTACGCTTGTTGCTGACCGACTCGTTATCCGAACAAAGGACGGATTGCTGTATAAGCTTAACGCGGAAGCACTTGGAGATGCGGGACTCGCACAGATCGAAGATTTAACGACACTGCAAAACGGATTGCACGGAGCCATTATTAATGACAAGACGATAGTCGCTGAGAAAATCAAGGTTAACGATCTTGTTGCTTTTGGCGCTACTATTGGCGGATTCAAAATAGGTAGTGACTCCATTCATTCTGTGGTGAAAGAATCTGTAGATAATGCCACACGCGGCATCTATATGGATAATGATGGACAATTTAATGTTGGCGATAGCAAAAATTACATAAAATTTTATAAAGATGAAAACAACGAGTATAAGTTCATACTTGCTGCTGACGAGCTACGGTTTGGTGCCGGTCGAAAAGACTTACAGACATTATTAGATGACGCAACAAAAGGCTCTATATCCAAGGTCGATGTTGAGTATTGTAAATCAGCATCGTCGACCGAATTACTTGATAGGGTAAAAGTTGAAGGAGTAAAAACAGTTCTTCAACGAGATTTAAAAGGCGATAATGTTTCGATTAAATTACAAAGTGACAATCTGCTTTTGCTTCCTTATGATAATAATTTTTCAAATTCGCTTCCTTCGTCCGAGACAACCGTTACTGCAAATGGAGTTACATTTAAGCCAAACTTAGACGGTTCAGTGTCAATATGGGGAACTGCTTCGGAGCAAACAATTTATTGGCTTAGAAACTATTATGGATCCGATTCCGATCAAACTCGTATATTTATGCACGAAGGAACATATACATTAGGTATAAACACTAATGCATCAGCAGCCGGCAGTGTAAGACTATATTCGAATAAATATAAAGGATCTGTGGCGATATACAATGGTGCCCCGCAAACATTTACTTTGGATGCTGACAGTGAGGCTACTCTCGGAACTTTCGCTATCGTAGTAACAACAGGATTTAAAGACGTTACCGAGGAATCACCAGTTATAGCATATCCGATATTAAATGAGGGCCCAGCTTTAAAAGAATTTACGACACCAAAACATAAATCATTGACGGACTCAGTATCTTTTATACCAAAGCAAACTTGTACGATATCCGTTAACGGAGTTGTCGGGTCGCTGCTTTTGGATGAAGATGATACTGTCATTATTAATAATTCCTTAAATACAATATATGTTGATGCCGGATTGAAATATCGAGTCATTCTTTCTGTTTTGTTAGATATGGATAATCCTCAATGGTCAACAAGTTCGCCTAAATGGGAAGAAGGATCATATATTTGGTCACGTACTAAAACTACTAACGCCGAAGAGAAGGTGTCATATTCTGATCCGGTATGCATAACTGGTAATCCAGGACAAGGTGTAAAAAGTATTACTGAACAATATTATTTGTCTACTTCAGAAGAGGAGCCAGTTGGTGGAACCTGGTCCGATCAGCAAGATTCCTGGTCTATCGGACGTTATATTTGGACTCGTTCTATCATCATTTGGTCTAATGGCCGTCGAACTGAAACTGATCCGGTTTTAGCGACGTCTTTAAATGAGGCAAATGCTAGCGCCGAAAAAGCAACTGCTGATGCCGAAGCGGCAAATAATTCTGCAAACGATGCTAAAACGGCAGCCGACAGTGCATATTCTGAAGTTGCTCAACTTAAAAATAAAATGATAACGTTGGTCGCAAATAAAGACGGAACGACTTCATTTGTGCAGTCGGCTAGTGGATGGAATTTTAATTTTAGTGACCTTACAAAATCAATAGAAGATATGAGCAAAAAGACCGCTTATATTGATATTGATGAAACAAATACCGGAAATCCAAGAATGTTATTCGGTAAAGTCGACGCCGATTCGAAACTCGAACTAACCAATGAAACTATTTCATTTATTATCGGTTCAGAAATACCAACTCGGATTACAAATGAAGGAATGGATACTGATCGTATAAATATCGATAATGAGTTACTTATCGGAGGTTTTGTTTTGAAGAAGAGGCCGACCGGGCATGTCGGATTTACTTGGAAAGGAGTTGACAGTTAATGGCATCTTGTCAAACGACTAGATGGGTCAGTACAGCGCCCTACGTTCGATTAATTGTAAATGAAAATAAATCAACTTCCACAGCCACCATTTCGAAACTTGACTGGGCGTTATATTATATATCTGATACCCCTGCCCAAGCATCTGCTAGAACATATACCGTTAAAATTAACGGATCTGTCCCCGCGAATGGTTCTGGAAGCTATAATATAAATGGCGTAACTGGCACTAAAAAGATAGCTGGAGGAACAGTCTCTATCAATAAATCGGCAAATTCCAAAAGTGTATCGTTTTTCGTGAGCTTTCCATTTAAATTATCATGGAGCGGGCATTATCAAGATACACTTACCGCATCTGGTAAAATAAATATTCCGGCCATAACATCTTACACAATAATATATAATGCTAATGGCGGAACTAGCGCTCCTCCGGCACAAACAAAAAGACATGGTTCAAGCATAACGTTATCATCCGCAAAGCCCGATCGAGATGGTTATATTTTTCAGGGATGGTCTGATTCGACATCAGGCACTGTAAAATATCACCCTGGAGACACATATTCTCAAAATGGAAACGCCACTCTATATGCGATATGGCAGCAAGCTATATTTACGATATCTTATGATGCTAATGGAGGCACGGGCGCTCCTGATAGTCAAACTAAAAATTATGGTGAGGACATAACTCTTAGTAATGGCATTCCATCTAGAACAGGATATGAATTTTTAGGATGGGGAATCACGGCAAATGATCCGTCTGTAGTATACGCTGTTGGAGGAAAGTATACATCAAACGCGAGCATTGTATTGTATGCTGTATGGAAATTCACGTATACAAACCCGCGGATCAAAAATATCATTACTAATAGATGTACGATAAAACCAGATCCCGATAATATGATATACATACCAGGTTTAAATATTACTATTCCAGGAATTATTATAACGCCAGTAGATGGTGGCGAGCTCGGTTCGATATCTTTTGATTGGGAGACAGACTATCCAACAACGTCGGTCACATTACGATATAAAATGCAAACGTCTTCAGAATGGACTACCGAAACAGTTACCGATACTACTGACGATGCACAGATAGTATTCAATAAAGATAGAAAAGGCGGAACATCAAAATGTACTATAGCAACCGATGATCCATATGCATCATATGCCGTTCAAATTGAAGTTGTTGATTCTTTTGGATCATCTCGAATAAGTCGCATATTGCCTGGATTAGTATATACTATGGACTTTGCTGACGGCGGAAAAAGTGTTGGTATAGGTTGTATAGCACCTGATATAAAAAATGGTGAATCCGGAATGCTCGAAATTGGATTCCAAACAAAGCTAACTGGAGGGCTTGCTCACATTGAAGTACCATATGCGGACCTAAATGACGTAAAGACGCCTGGATTTTATGCTTCGCGTGACGTTAACGATGGCGGAAAAGCCTATTATACTAATATGCCGCCAATCGATAATATGATAGGAACATTCAGTCTGGAAGTATATTCTGCCGGAAACATTAGTCAATTGCTTCAACGATTTACAAAGTGCGATAAAAAGTCTTCTGCCATATACGAGCGTTTCTATTACGAGAATTCCTGGGGCGATTGGATATTAGTATATCCAGAGGAAGCAACAAGTGGAACGATTGATTACAATAGTTCAAAACAGTTTGACAATGACAGCGATCCGTATAGGGACGATAATCACACGCTGTATTTAAAACAATACTCCGATGCTAGTAATCGTTTTAATATTACTTGCAGTGGAAATATTGTCACAATGGCATTCCGAACAGCATCTAAAACTAACGTGAATGCTGGAACTTCATACGTATTAGGAACGATACCAGAGTCGTTTAGACCGTCCAATATTGTTTCGACATCTGGATTATTTTCGATAGGTACAACTGTATATAATTCTTGTGCAATATGGGTGAGAGCAAATGGACAGATATGTGTAAAGCCCTATAATACAGATACAAGTGCAAATCCCAAATTTTATGAAGCCAATCTAGTATGGGATCTTAAAGCAGTATGGAATAAGGAATGACCAATAAGGAGGTTATATGGAAACCCTGTTACATTTTATAGAACTGGTTTCAGCCATAGTCGGACTTATCACTACGTTAATTGTTATTATAAAACCGTTACGCATCAAAATTCTCGGCATAGGCAAAATTCAGGAAGGCCAAAAATGTTTACTTAGAAGTGACATGCTTGGCATATATTATAAGCATTGCGATACGCATATTATTCGCCAGTACGAATACGAAAACTTTTTATATTTATATACCGCGTATAAAGCACTCGGCGGAAATTCGTTCGTAGATAAAATTAAAAAAGAAGTTGACTCATGGAAAGTCATCACCTAAGGGAGGTATTCTTTATGAAAATTAACTGGAAAGCAAGATTTAAGAACAAGGCGTTTGTTGTGACATTTATCACGCTTATCGTTTCGCTTGTTTATCAGATGCTCGGTCTGTTCGAGGTTGTTCCGGCAGTTTCAGAAAGCGCGATCATTAATGCTGTTACAATCATTGTTAACATTCTTGCCGCGCTTGGTGTGCTTGTCGATCCGACAACAGATGGCATATCAGACAGTAAACGTGCTATGACATATTTTACTGACGATGACGAGAGAGCCGCTGGCTAAATACATAAAGGGGTTCGCGCAGTAGCCAACCCCTTTTATTTTTTTTTCGCGTCAAAAACAGTTTATATTATGAAAGAATATAAAAGGAGATGTTTTATATGACAGAATTATTTTACGCATTAGTTAGATTTATAACAGTTAAGGTGACTGGTTATAGCGACAATGAAACGTTGAGTTTGAGCGACGGTTTAAGGTGGATTAATACATACCACCAAATCGCGCAGGACTTAGGTCTTATTGTAGCGACAGTTATTGCTGTTTCAATCGTAATCGTAGCGTATGTAATAACGATAAAAATAATAAATAAAAAATATAGTCTTTCAAAGTAAGAGCCTTACATTGGCTCTTCTTTTTCTTCGCGTCTAAAACATACTCCTTTATGAAAGGAGTGATTAATATGTTTCAAATTATATACGTGGTCATGGCTTTTACGGCATTGATAATTTTGATAAAAAATGCTGATAAGCTAACGAAGTAATTAAAAACAATATTATACATCCGAACAAAGATTGAGGCGTTTCGCCTCTTTCTTTTATTTTTCGCGTAAAACGCATCTTATATTATGGGAGACAGACACCCAAAAATAATTTTAAAAGGATGGTTAAACATGGAAATTAAGTTGAGAAAGATCATTTACATGGTTATATTGGTGGTGATGACAATATTGTCAATTCCAGCGATGATCGTGGGTACAGTGCTATATATATTAGGAGCGCTTATACTCGCTATCGTCAGCAAGGAGACAATTCAGAACCTCATGGGCATGTATTTGTTTGTAACTGAAAAGGCTATGGAAACATATAAGAAAAATTTATTGGATCCTGTCTGGTCTAAAGATTGAGGCGTTTCGCCTCTTTCTTTTATTTTTCGCGATTTAAACATCTCATATTATGAAAGGAGATGCATTTATATGATATTATTTGCAATATTAATACTTATGGCATTAATTCTGACAGGATTTACTGTCCTCGCAATTAGCGTTGGCGGATCAGTAGCAATCGTGTTATTTGGTGATGTTATAGTATGTATAATACTTATATTGTATATCATTAAACGTGTCGTATTTGGCAGAAAAAAATAAAGTGAGAGTCTGAGTTAAATGCTCAGGCTCTTATTTTTCGCGTCTAAAACATTCTCCTTTATGAAAGGAGATGACAGTTATGAGATCATACAGAACTGGTCTATTGATAGGCCTTGTTGTAGGTATATTGATAATGACTACGTTGGTTATATCGTGTGTAATGTCACAAAGAACAAATAATAGAGAATTAAGAGGTACTATGTATACATATGATATCGATTGGGAAGTAGAGATTCCTGATTACGATAACAAAGAGGCATAATTGCCTCTTAATTTTATTTTCGCGAAAATAACACACTGTATTATGAGTAGATAGAACTCATAAAATAATTTTTAAAGGTGGTTTTATTATGAAAAATTTAGCAAACGATTACAAGGAAATGGTACTTAAGCCGGGTTGTGCATTTGTTAAGAAACACCCGATAGCGACAATTGTGTACGCATCGGTATGTGGATTGACATGTGTAATCGGTTCACTTACTCCTGTAATAATGGACAAAATTGAAGAAATAAAAATTGAAAAAGAAATGGAAAAAGATTTAAAGGGCTATCTTTCAAAAGATTGAGGCGTTTCGCCTCTTTCTTTTATTTTTTATAGTCATATTTTAAAAGGAGGTATACATATGGAATTAGGTTGGTTTATTTTTGGATTTGTCATGGGACTGGTTCTCGGGGGAGTTTCTATAAGTTTTTGGCATGATGTCAAAAAGCCATACGGAGTTCTTAGAATTGATCATTCTGATCCGACAAAGGATGTCTATCGTTTTGAATTATCCGATTTAAGGGACGTCACCAAAAGAAAACGAATAATTCTCGATGTTGATAATGACGCTGATCTTTCGCGAAGATAGCATTGTCTATTACGGAACCATGTGTTCACATTATGTAAAAAGGAGATATTACAATGAGTATTGACAATCTGTTAAATGTTGAGCTCGAAGAAAAAATCGAAATTTTAAGCAGCATGAATCCTGGTACAGAGGAGTATAAACTGGCAGTAGACAATATTACCAAGTTACTCGATCGATCTATCGAAATGAACAAAATTGACTATGATCGGAAAGAGAGAAAAGAGGTTCGCGAAGAGGACGCGAAATCTAAGACCGAATCTGATAAAGTTAATAAAAAACATTATCTGATAGATACAATCGTAACAATTATCGGTATTGCGGTACCAGCATCTATTACTGTATGGGGAGCCAAAACGAGCTTCAAATTCGAAGAAACAGGATCGATCACAACTATAATAGGCAGAGGATTTATAGACAATATTCACAAGTTGGTCAAATTTAGATTTAAATAATGTATGCGGTTCAAAAGGTCAGATTATGATTTGTCATGGTCTGTTCCTTTTTACTTTCGCGAAAATACCACGCCATTTTATGAAAGGAGATGAATGTATTATGCCTAACATTGATGGAGCAAAAATTCTTGGAATATTGGGTGCTTTTCTTGGATTAGTAGCAACACTGATATCTGGAGCGGCGTCTGATAAGAAGATGAAAGCCGAAGTCGAAAATGAAGTGGCTAGACAGTTATCGAACATAGAAGAAAATGAAGATTAAAAAAAGTTAAAAGGGTCGTAATGCGGCTCTTTTAATTTTATTTTTGAAAGGAGATTTCATTATGAAAAATTTAAAAATTAACGAACTTGTTAAAACAGTTCAATCAGTATTGGCCAAGAGAAGCCCTGAGATATTGACTGGAATTGGTATCGCAGGAATGATTACCTCAACTGTTTTAGCAGTAAAAGCTACGCCGAAAGCACTCTCACTTATCGAAGATGAAAAACAAGCACAGAACGAGCACATATCGGATGACGCTAGAAGTAATAATACTAGGATCATTCATCTCAAACTGATCGAGGTTGTTAAAGTTACTTGGAAATGCTATATTCCGACGGTTCTCACAGGAATTGCATCAACAGCGTGCTTAATCGGAGCAAGTTCAGTCAATTTTAAAAGAAATGCAGCACTCGCTACAGCATACCAATTATCCGCAACGGCTCTTACCGAGTATAAAGAAAAAGTTTCTGAAGTAATCGGTGAGCGTAAAGAGCGAGATATTCGAGACCGGATTGCCAAAGATAAAATTAATAATGATCCGGTAGGAAAGCACGAGGTGATTGTTACAGGAAACGGTGACACGTTGTGCTACGATGCTTACGGCGGAAGATATTTCAAATCAAGTATTGACAAAATTAAAAAGGCCGAAAACGAATTAAATCGTGTAATGCTAAAAGACATGTATGTCTCATTAAATGAATTCTACGATGAGCTTGGATTAAAGCACACGAAACTCGGCGATGACTTGGGCTGGAATCTTGACGATGGTTTCATCAATATTGAGTTCAGTTCGCAGCTATCAGAGGATGGCACTCCGTGTATTGTGATAAATTATACGGTTTCGCCTAATTATAATTATTCGAGTTTCGGTTAATTCGCGAAAAAAACAAATCATATTATGAGAAGAACCAAATGGTGTTTTTCCGAAATAATTTTTGAAAGGTGGATTCTATAATGGAAGACAAGAAGATTAACACTCAGGAGACAACAACTGAAGAGGTAGAGAATAACGAAGCTCTCGTAGCTGACGAAGTTCTGGATTGTGATTTGGAATATAATCGCGATTCGTGTGTTGGAGTTCTTGTGGTTGGTGCAGTAAGTGCTGCTGTTGGTGCAGTACTTTACACAAATCGTAAGAAGATTCATGCATGGAGAAACGATAGAAAGATCAAAAAGCTCCAGAAAGAAGGCTATGTGGTTTCGAAGATCGAGGACGATGTGGTTGAGTCTGACGATGTAATCGAGTCTGACGAAGACATAGAAGAATGATTCGGAACATAAGTTCTAAAAAAGATGGGGGTATCTAAATCAGGTACTCTCCTCTTTTATTTTTGGAAAGGAGCCATAATGATAGATTATGCAGGATATTTAACGCCTTATTGTAAAGATTGTGCACATTGGATGGACGGATCACGATGGGACCTTGGCTGTGGTTATATTTTTGATTGCGAACACATTACGCCAGTCCAGCTTACATTTTTTGAGCCAGACCCTCGCATAAAAACATATTGTTATGATGGCCCGGTAATAGTTAATGATGACTGGAGTTGTCATTATCAAGGATTTACTACTGCTATATCCAAAGCACAAGCACGAAATAATTTAACATATCGTTGGAAAATAAATCATGGGTATGCTCCAAATTCTAATGTTATATTACCAGGAAGCATAGTCGTAGTTAAATGAAAGGAGACATTTTTTATATGGAAGACTACAAACCAAATAGTCATAAATATAAGTCTGAACAGAAACCGACTGAGACTCGCCAAAAAAAGAAAATTGAAAAAGTGGTCAAAGGCGACGTTAAAGTTAAAAAGAAAAGTGAAATAAGTAAACTTAAAGATGTTTTTATATCGGAAGATGCATCAAACGTTAAGTCGTATGTTGTTATGGACGTACTTGTTCCGGCGTTGAAAAAAGCAGTATCTGATATCATTACCAATGGCATTGATATGATATTATACGGCGAAACAGGTCGAAGCTCTAGACGATCAGCAGCGTCATCCATTTCATATAGACAGTATTATGACGATCGTAGATCATATGATCGTCCATACAGAGATCGAGGACGAGCCAGCGTATACAGTTATAATGATATTGTGATACCGACTAGAGGTGAAGCTGAAGATGTTCTTGACGGTTTGTATGACCTTATAGACAGGTATCAGGTTGCGTCTGTTGCAGATTTCTACGAGCTTGTTGGCGTAACAGGCGAGTTTACAGATAATAATTATGGATGGACGGTTTTGACAGGATCCGATATCGATCGCGTTTCGGACGGTTATATAATCAGACTTCCGAAGGCAAGACCTATAAACAGATAAAGGAGTTATATTTATGGAATCTGTTATAAAGGTACTCAAAGTATTTACCGATAACGGTATTTCCACTATCAAAGCCTCGAAAATTATGCACGAACTTGGAGAGGCACTTAGCGATTATACAGATAAAGGAGTTATATTTATGAAAATCGATAGTAACGGAATCATCGATCAGTTTTTTGATATGCTTGCAGAAAAATCTTTTGATCGTATCATTGATAACTCGGACATGACTGAGAAGCAGGCCGAGTCTGTTAAAAAGGTACTCAAAGTATTTACTGATAACGGCATTTCTACCGTCAAAGCATTGAAAATTATAAACGAACTTGGAGAGGCGCTTAGTGATTATGATGAAAAAACAACGGTTTATGTATGTAATCACTGCGGTAAAAAATTCGACAAAACATATCCAAATATAGAATCAATTTTGTGTTATCATTTGGAAACGGAACATGCCGGCGAAGTTAAGGATGTATTATATTTTGATTCGTCGGACGTTATAGAAAATAATTTTAAGGAGGAATAATTCTATGAATAACGAAGAAAATCCCGCTCTGGTTTGCAAATCATCTACGAAATCTTTTAGCGATTTTAAAAAAGCTGCTAAAGACGTGCTTGACAAAGAAGAAATAAATAGAAAAAAATTTAAAGATCAATGCATGGTAAATCATCCAAAGCATTATATTTCTGAGACCGGACTCGAAACTATTGACGTTATCGAGGCTTTTACATTTGATCTCAAAGGTATCGAGGCAACTGACACTGGAAACATCATAAAGTATATTTCCAGATGGAAAAAGAAAAACGGTCTGCAGGACCTTGAGAAAGCGCAATGGTACTTAAATCATCTTATAAATCATGTTAGAAAATTAGAGGAGGAGAATAAGTATGAATAAGCCTAACAGTTTTATCTATATAAATCTGAACAGCGTTATCGGAAAGTACACTATGGGTGCTCTTATCGTAGGTAACATCGTTATCGGAAAAACAATTTACAAAGGCATTAACAAAATCATAAATAAGAAAAAGGAGAATGATGATTAATGAAATTCGATTTTACATCTATAACGAGAAGCTTTAATAAAATGGGCTTCCAGTTTAAAAAACATAGTCCGGAGATACTTGTTATATCTGGAATTACCGGAGCAGTTGCAAGTGCTGTTCTCGCTTGCAAATCCACAACTAAAATAAACGATGTTACGGCCGATTCTAAGGACGAGCTTGAACGTATTAAGTCTGCCGGAAAAAGAATCAAAAACGGTGAAGAATTAACATGCAAAGATGGCACCGCATATGATATTGACGTATATCGTCACGATTTGACAATTGTTTACACACAGCTGACAGTAAAGTTTATAAAGCTTTATGCACCTGCTGTGATCCTCGGTGCGTTGTCCATAACGAGCATTCTTGCCGGTCATAATATTTTACGCAAAAGAAATGTTGCTATTGCAGCTGCTTATGCTACATTAGATAAAGGATTTAAGGATTATCGCAATCGTGTTATTGAGCGTTTCGGCGATGAGGTTGACAAAGAGCTTAGACATGGCGTCAAGGTTCAGGAAGTTAAGAAAACAGTTGTCGATGAAAATGGAAAGAAAAAGACGATTAAGGAAACAGTTAAGACTACTGATCCCAATTCATTTAGCGACTATGCTCGTGTATATGACGACGGATGCACCGGATGGACAAAAGATCCGGAACAGAATCTCATGTTCCTCAAACTTCAGCAGAGTTTCGCAAATAAGAAATTAAAAGAGGACGGATATCTGTTCTTAAATGACGTTTATGCAATGCTCGGAATTCCAAAAACAAGCGCTGGTCAGGTCGTTGGCTGGATATATGATGAAGACATTCCGAATGGGGATAATTTTATTGATTTCGGAATCTATAATATAGATAATCCTAAGGCAAATGACTTTGTTAATGGTTATGAGCGAAGTATAGTTCTCGATTTCAATGTCGACGGCGTCATATATGATAAACTGTGAATGCTTGGGGTTAACGCCCCAGGCTCGGGCAGTTATCGAGATATATTTGACTATTAGAAAGGAGATTACTAATGAACAACACAATAAAAACCATTGCTATATTTACAGTAGGTATCGGAGCGGGTGTTATCGCATCCTGGAAATTTTTCGAAGCAAAATATAAAAGGATCGCAGATGAGGAAATCGCATCTGTAAAAATGGTATATTCTAAAAAAGCAGCAAACAAAGCCGAAGAAAAAACGGAAACCACACACGACGAAATAGAAAACGAGCTTGCGAATGTCGATCATGCTAGTTATAACAAGATGCTGAATGAGCTTGGATATTCAAAAGACAATCCTGATAAAAAAGAAGAGGGGGAGATTACCATAGTTGGAAGTAAACCTTATGTTATACCGCCCGAAGATTTCGACGAAGGCGACTATGTAACGGAAACATTAACTTATTACGCAGACGGAGTACTGACAGATGATTTCGATAATGTGATTGAAGATGTAGAATCACTTGTCGGCAAGGATTCACTTAAACATTTCGGAGAATACGAGGATGATGCCGTATATGTAAGAAACGATGCGTGCAAGACCGAATACGAGATACTTCTCGATGTACGAAAGTATGCTGACATACCTAAATACAAAATGGCATATCCGGGTGACGATGAATAATGACACGAACAGATCAAATAGCGAATGAATATTTTAAATGGCTGTCTGATATAGTGTGCAAAGATTTATTTTCTGAGGAGATATCATATAACAAACTCCTTGTATATTTGCATTCGACTGAATTCAGATGGCCTAAATCATTACCGATGGACCGAAATAGAGCAGAAGATGGTATCGACTTGCGTTATCGTTTCACATATCAGCATCCTGATCTCGGCGTACAAGCGGATCATTATATTCATGGTCCATGTAGCGTGCTAGAAATGATGATCGCTTTAGCCATTAGATGCGAGGAAACCATAATGGACGATCCAAAAAAAGGAGATCGTACGCAGCAATGGTTTTGGGGAATGGTATCAAGCCTTGGGTTAAGTTCGATGAGAGATGATCTATTTGACAGGGGCTTCGTAGATTTCTCTATAAATAGATTTCTTAATCGAGAATATGAACCGAATGGAAAAGGCAGTTTATTCACGATTCGTAATTGTGACAAAGATCTTCGTTCTGTGGAGATTTGGTATCAGTTAAATTGGTATCTAGACACGATATCATAAAGTTTTCAAAGAAGGGAGGTTGGCGGTTCTGATGCTGGATTTTCTAAAAGTTGCAACACGTATCGGAAAACGAGGAGTGATAGAAGTATATCCAAAATTTATTATCAAGCGAAGTACTGATTTGATGATACGAGGCGGGGATTTTTATGCTATATGGAATGATAATGCAGGGCTTTGGTCGACTGATGAACAAGATGCGATTAATCTAATTGATCAAGAGATCCGTGATTATGCAGAAGAACTTCGAAAAAGCGGCGAAACGGTATTGGTCGCTAAATATTTATGGGATGCAGAATCCGGTATGATAGATTCTTGGCATAAATATTGTCAAAAACAAATGCGCGATTCATTTCACATGCTTGACGAGAAACTCATATTTTCAAATTCTGTTGTTAATAAAGATGACTATGCCAGTAAACGATTATCGTATCCGCTAGAGCACGGAAAACATGAGGCATGGGATAAATTACTATCCACGTTATATTCTGATGAAGAGCGTCATAAAATAGAATGGTCGATCGGTTCTATAGTATGCGGCGATTCTAAAAGCCTTCAAAAATTTATGGTTTTATACGGCGCTGCTGGAACCGGTAAATCAACTATTTTGAATATCATTCAAAAATTATTTGAGGGATATTATTCCGTATTCGATGCAAAAGCACTCGGTTCGTCTAGCAATTCGTTTGCACTTGAGGCATTCAAATCCAACCCGCTTGTTGCTATACAGCACGATGGCGATTTATCAAGAATTGAGGATAACACTAGGCTTAACAGTCTGGTATCGCATGAACTCATGACTGTAAATGAGAAGTTCAAGTCAACATATTCGAACAGGTTTAAATGTTTCTTATTCATGGGTACAAATAAGCCCGTTAAAATCACAGATGGAAAATCTGGACTCATAAGACGTCTTATAGATGTATCGCCATCCGGGAATAAGCTTGATAAAAAAACATATGATTCTATAATGAAAAAAATAGACTTCGAGCTCGGAGCTATAGCCGAATACTGTCAAAGTATATATTTGGCAGATCCGGGACATTACGATAGTTATATTCCGATCACTATGCTTGGAGCATCAAATGATTTTTATAATTTCATTATTGATTCATATCATATTTTTAAACGAGAAGATAGCACAACATTAAAAGCTGCTTGGGAAATGTACAAAAATTATTGTGATGACGCCAAGGTACCATATCCGTACTCACAAAGAAACTTTAAAGAAGAGCTTAAAAATTATTTTAAAGATTTCAAAGAGCGATTTATCGAAGACGATGGTTCGAGAGTGCGCAGTTATTATAGCGGATTTAGAACAGAAAAATTTGAGAATGAACAGGAAGATAAGGATGACAAATCGGACTCACATCTCATCAAATTTGACTCTTCTGATTCGATATTTGATAAAGTGTGTGCGATGTGTCCAGCTCAGTATGCTACTTCTAAAGAAACGCCTTCTAAAAAATGGGATGATGTAACTAGTAAGTTATCAGAGCTGGATACTTCTAGAATCCATTATGTCAGGGTTCCAGAGAATCACATTGTGATTGACTTTGACATCAGAGATGAAAATGGCAACAAATCACTAGAGAGGAACATAGAAGCGGCTAGTAAGTGGCCAACTACTTACTCAGAGATAAGTAAAGGCGGTAATGGAGTTCATCTTCATTATATTTATACAGGCGATGCTTCTAAACTTAGTCAAATCTATGACGAAAATATTGAAATTAAGGTATTCACGGGCAAGAGCTCGCTTAGGCGTAAGCTCACGAAGTGCAATAATGAGCAAATTGCTACTATCAGCTCGGGTTTGCCATTGAAAGGAGAAAAGATGGTAAGCAAAGATGTTGTACAAACTGAAAAAGGCCTTCGGACGACGATCAAGCGTTGTCTGAATAAAGAGATTCATGCTAATACAAGATGTAATGTCGATTTCATTTATAAGATCCTCAATGAGGCATACTCAGGCGGGTTGACATATGATGTATCTGACATGAAGAATGCTATATTTGCATTTGCCGCAAACAGTACGAATCAGGCTGACTATTGTATTAAGCTTGTCAACAAGATGCATTTTAAGTCTGATGAACAGTCAGCAAATTTTGACGGGCCAAATAACGAATTGATATTTTATGATGTCGAGGTGTTTCCAAATCTATTTTTAGTTAACTGGAAAATAGAAGGCGAAACCAAGCCTGTGGTCAGAATGATTAATCCAACACCAACCGAAATTGAAGATCTTATGCGATTTAGGCTTGTCGGTTTTAACTGTCGCAGATACGATAATCATATTTTGTATGCTAGACTTATGGGCTATACAAATGAACAGCTTTATAATCTGTCGCAGAAAATCATCACAGGAGGAGCCAATTGTTTCTTTGGAGAGGCATATAATGTTTCATATACGGACGTGTATGATTTTGCTGCCAAGAAACAGTCCCTTAAGAAATGGGAGATCGAGCTTGGTATTCATCATCAGGAGCTTGGACTTCCCTGGGATCAGCCTGTTCCAGAAGATATGTGGACCAAAGTTGCCGAATATTGTGACAATGATGTTATTGCAACAGAGGCCGTATTTCATCATCTAAAAGCTGATTTCACAGCACGTCATATTCTAGCAGACGTTGCTGGTATGACTGTTAACGATACTACAAACAGCCTTACAACTAGAATCATATTTGGTAAGAACCGAAAACCGCAGGATCAGTTTAACTATAGAAATATGGGAGAAGTCACATCTGATTCATCAGATGTCGTCATCACGCAAGACGGAACTATGTTCAAAGAGTTCGGTGATCCTGAATACACATTGTTTGACGGAAAGGGCAGACCCATATTTCCGGGTTATAAGTATGATCATGGCAAATCCACTTATCGTGGCGAGGAAGTTGGAGAGGGCGGTTACGTATATGCAGAACCTGGCATGTACGGAAATATCGCTCTTCTTGATATTGCGTCAATGCATCCCAGTTCAATCATAGACGAACAACTATTCGGAGCAGAATATACTAAGCGATTTCAGGAGATCCGAGACGCTCGTATTGCTATTAAACATAAGGATTTTAATAAGGCTAAGAAAATGCTAGACGGAAAGCTGGCAAAATATCTTGACGACGAAAGTGCGGCTGCTAACCTTGCGCAGGCACTTAAGATCGCTATTAATTCAGTATATGGATTGACAGCAGCTAGTTTTGATAATCCGTTCAGAGATCCTCGTAATATCGATAATATTGTTGCAAAAAGAGGAGCTTTATTTATGGTTAACCTTAAACATGAGGTTCAAAAAAGAGGCTATAAAGTTGCTCATATTAAGACAGACTCTATCAAGATTCCAGATGCAAATGCTGAAATTATTCAGTTTGTAATGGACTATGGCAAGATGTACGGTTACAATTTTGAGCATGAAGCTACGTATGATCGAATGTGTCTTGTTAACAATGCCGTTTATATTGCTAAGTATAAAGGCGGAAAGCACGATGGAGAGTGGACAGCGACGGGTACTCAATTTCAGATACCATATGTATTCAAATCCTTATTTAGTAAAGAGCCCATTGAATTTAATGATATGTGCGAAACCAAATCCGTTAAGTCAGCGTTATATTTGGACCTTAACGAGAATCTACCAAATGGCGAGCACAATTATCAGTTTATTGGACGAGTCGGATTGTTCTGTCCTATTAAACCGGGATGTAATGGTGGAGAGCTGCTGCGCGAAGGAAAAGACAAAGACGGAAATATTAAGTACGATTCGGCTACCGGAGCTAAAGGATATCGATGGCTTGAGTCAGAAACTGTTAAAACACTCAATAAGTTCAATGACATTGATAAGTCATATTATAACAAACTTGTTGATGACGCAGTGGAAACTATATCTACATATGGCGATTTTGAATGGTTTGTCTCAGAAGATCCATATGTAGCAGATCTTCCTCCTTGGCAGGCAGCGGGTGAACCATTTGAGGATGATGAAGACGCAACGCCGTTTGACGTGAGATAACTCGCGATATTTACAATGTCTATTATGAGAAGAATAACTTAGCTCAACTGAATTAGAGCACTACTATATGTAGAGGTTACTGGTTTGAATCCAGTAGTTGTTCTTCTCTTATTTTTATTTAATGAAAGGAGATTTCACTATGAAAAAGCACGGAGGCAGAAAACTCAGAAGACAGTACCTCTACAGAAAAAACAGAGGTCTGTCGAGATTTAAGCAGCAACTTAATCATTGTAGACAGCTTAAAATGAGAAAGAAAGGAGTTTAAAATTATGAAAAAGTTATTCATTAGCGTTCCTATGAAAGGTCGCACAGAGGAAAACACACGTTGTATTATGCCGGATTTATTCGAGACAAGCATTACTGACGCAGACATCGACGAGAGTTATATCACGGCTAACTAATTCAAAAACATAAACTATACTATTAAAGGAGAATAATACTATGCATACTACATTTGCACCGAAGGGCATACTTCAGATCGATGATGCCAAAATCATTTACAGAAATTTTTCAGGAGCTGCTACTAAGTTCAATCGTGAGGGAGACCGTAACTTTGCTGTTATAATTCCGGATAAGGAAACAGCAGATGCATTTATCAAAGAAGGATGGAATGTAAAGCCAAAAACTCGCGGAGAAGATGAAGATCCGTTTATGTTCCTCCCAGTTAAGGTAAAGTTCAGCGGCAATAACCCTCATGTATATTTGAGAACCGGTTCAAGAAGAAACAGGCTCGATGAGGAATCTATATGCTGTCTTGATGATATCGATATCGAGAGTATAGACCTCGATATTCGCCCGTATGATTGGGAAGTCAATGGAAAAGCTGGACGAACAGCATATCTTCAGGGTGCCGAGATCTTCCAGAGGCTTGATCGTTTTACAGCTCGATTTGAAGAAGAGATGGAATAATATTCACTGGTGCCTAGGCGATCTTATTTAAAAAAAGGCGCTGAAAGGTTAAATGTCCATGCGCAATTTAAGGAAACAGCCAGTTGCTCAGTTGGTAGATTGCGTAGACAAATCGGAAAGACGGTTGACTACTAGGACAGGCTAGTATTTAATTTTAGAAGTATATTTATCATATATAAAGGAGAAACAATTATGGAATACATGAAATGCATAGATGATGCTTTTTGTAAGCGTGTTATGAGTAATTTATATACTAAGGGATTCAATGAGATCGAATATGGTATATATAACGACGGAACAGCAGTGGATTTCACAGTCACATGTTTCGACGGTCAAAAAATCAGAAAAACCTTCGGTCTCGATTCTATCAATGACTGTAGTTATACTTATCCTGAAGCATTTATTGCACAGAGTTTGGGTAGAAGTGTTAGTATTCATTATACCAATAAAGGTATTGTTTCAACGCTCCCAGACTTAACAATTTTGAAGAATGCTTATAAATTTAATCATTCTTACCTCGACTGTAGTAATGCAATCGATAAGGTTATATTTAATGATCCGGCAACTATTGTATTCTGGAATGATGGAACAAAAACTATAACCAGATGCGGAGAACTTGATATTTATGATCCTGAAAAGGGTCTTGCAATGTGCTTTGCTAAGAAACTGCTTGGCAACGAGGGAAATTATTATAATGTATTCAAAAAATGGCTTCCTAAGGAAGACAATGACCTTGAGCAGGGTTGTCCGTTTGACGAGCCGCCGCTTTGTCGAGAGATTAAAGCGGTCAGAGATAAAATCTATGATAAAATTACCAATGGAGGTTGCTAATTATGATTGAAGATGTTACTAAAGAAGTATATTTTCATGAATATTGTCCGACATGCAAACATAAGAAAAAAAGAGCGGCCGAGGATCCCTGTAATGAGTGTCTTACATATCCTTCGAATATAAATTCACATAAACCGGTTAACTGGGAGGCAAAAAAGAAATGAACTGTCGCAAACAAAATTCGGTTGGGCTATTTCATATAATCATAAGAGATTCTGACGATGAATAATCAATTTTTATATCCTCATCAACGTCAGGCGATTGACCGTATGTTTACAGGTTGCATATTAAATGGCGATGTAGGAAGCGGTAAATCAAGAACCGGACTCTTTTATTATTTTAAAGAAAACGGCGGCTGGATTGAAGACGGAAATTACACTCCTATGAAAAACCCTAAAGATTTGTATATAATCACAACAGCTGCAAAGCGTGATAAATTGGAATGGGAAGGCGAACTGGTACCATTCTTGATGTCAAGAGATCCTGGAGAGGGCTATTATGAAAATAAAATCGTAATTGACTCTTGGAACAATATAAAAAAATACATCGAAATTAAAGATGCGTTCTTTATATTTGACGAGGACAGAGTTTGCGGCTCTGGAGCATGGGTTAAAGCATTCTATAAGATAGCTAAAAAAAACGACTGGATTATATTATCCGCTACGGCAGGAGATAGATGGGAAGACTATATTCCTGTTTTTGTCGCCAATGGCTTCTATAAGAATAGATCAGAATTCATCCGAGAGCATATCGTCTATAATCATAGAGTAAAATTTCCGATGGTTGAACGATATCTGAACACTGGTCGACTCATTCGATTACGTAACAAAATACTTATCGATATGGACTTTGACAAAGGAACTATTCCGCATCATGAAGATGTCTACGTACGGTATGATATTTCAAAGTATAAAGATGCTATACGAACTCGTTGGGATCCATATAAAAACGAGCCTATTCAGCAAGCATCAGTTCTTTGTTATATTCTCAGACGTATTGTAAACGAGGACGAATCTCGACAGGTTGCGTTACTTGAACTTGCCGAAAAGCATCCGAGAGTCATAGTATTTTATAACTTTGATTATGAACTCGATATTCTGAAAGGATTATATTATGAAGATGATACAGAAATTGCCGAATGGAATGGTCACGCTCACCAACCAATACCGGAGTCAAAGCGATGGGTCTATCTTGTACAGTACACTGCGGGATGTGAGGGATGGAATTCTATCAAAACAGACACAATTGTATTCTATTCCCAGAACTACTCTTACAAGGTCATGGCCCAAGCCTCCGGACGTATCGATCGACTGAATACTCCATTTAAAGATTTATATTACTATCATCTTAAAACCAGGAGCGGAATTGATCTTGCCATATCCAAAGCTCTTTCTGAGAAAAAAAAGTTTAATGAGAGGAGATGGGTCAAATGGGATTAACTCTCGCATATGGGGGTTTATTTTTTGATCATGAATTGAAACTTTTTAAAAAGTATCGTCATCTTGCATATCATGGTAAAAACAGACGCATTCGCAAGAAAAATATGAAAAAAGTTGCTGAAAATGACCTTATAAAAAGAAGTGAACATTTAAAAAGGCTTATTTACAGTCAATTCGGCATACCAGAGACCGTTCTTGATTATTCCGATTCCACTAAAATAGGTGAGATTCCACATAATTACATTTATTCATATTTGTAAAAGAATCGCGAAAGAAACATACTCCTTTATGAAAGGAGTTGATATTTATGGAAAACTTCAAAGGCGAGATCATTATCCGACCAAAAGAGATTGACAAACATACGATAGAAAATATCGGTAATTCTATTCACCATCAGCTTGTTGGTAATCAGGATTATATCGATTCTAATATCGGAATTAGTCTGGAAACTGATGAGGTTGTGATTTGGATCGATGATTGCAAAGGAGAAATTCCAGATATCGTATTTTAAAAGTTTAGGGCATCTGAAACATGATGTCCTATTCTTTTTACTTTCGCGTCTAAAACATACTCCTTTATGAAAGGAGTGATATTTATGACTTATAAACAAATTGAAGCTAGCCGTGAAGCTAGACTTTGGCTTGGACAAATTATTGCACCTGCCATGACATTGGCAGTGTCAACATTGGCCATTCCAGAAGTTAGGCAAGCAGTAGCAGCAAAGGCCGAAAGCATAAAGAAATCAATCAAAGAAAAAAATTTTAAAGTAGTTAAATAAGAGACGAGAGTCTGGGTCAAATACTCAGACTCTTATTCTTTCGCGTCTAGGACATCTCCTATAATGAAAGGAGTGACGAAAAATGTCATATTTTAAACAAACATTTATGCTTAATGATGATGAAAAGAAGCAGGTTTCAGAAATGAGCGGAAAAATCATTTTATGGATTTTGGAAGGAAGAAGTATCGGATACATGTCCGAAATGCTAAATCTAAGTCCGTGGCAGATTGAATCCAACATTAATGCAATGCTGTTCACCATTATGAAGCATGTTGGAAAAAGACGATTTTTCAAGATACTATTTACAAGGTAAAAGTTTAGGGCGTCCGAAATACGATGCCCTATTCTTTTTTTTTATTTTTGAAAGGAGATTACATATGTCAGCTTATACATTGATGGTGGTGACGAGTATATTTATATCAGTATACATGGGTTTGCTCATAATTTGCAAGGCTATTGAACGAGAAAGTATTCCTAGTTGGAGTTTTTTCGTATGGGGATGTAACGTAACAGCTGTGATAACCCATTTTATCGGCATGTGGTAAAAAATATTAAAATGAGAGGAGAAAAAATAGCTATGCCAGATTTTAAAGTATCTTATAATAGTAAGCGCAGTTTTGATCGTGAGGTTTCTAAAGTTTATTGGATTGATACGCGTAATCGTTATTTTCTTGTCACCGATAAATACAATGAGTTTTTGTGGGTTCCAATTGACGATTGCACTCTTGTGGAGGAGGAATAAAAATGTCTAAAGAAAAAGGCGTCCTTTTAACGTGCTCCCGATGCGGTACCCCCGTATTTCTTAAAGAGTTAGAGTCAAATATAAAAGAAATTGACGGAGGCTATACACAGTTTAAAAAATATTATCCTACTGTTAAACCGAAGTATGAACCAGCACCACCCGGATGGTCAACTAAATATACAGGAGATTCTTGTTTCAGTTGTTATGATTTATGCCCGTCATGTACCATCGATTCCGATAAGGTATTTAGTGAGTTCTGGAAATCTGCTTCGATAATTTCTATATAAATGAGAGGAGAATATTTATGATTAAAATTGAAAACACTGAGATTATTGGATGGGAGGCAGCCATCAGAGGTATGCGTAATCCAATGAATTCTTGGGAGAAGAGCGATAGTTACTTTATCGGTCAAGATGGAGATATGTATGATATTTGTGGAAACTATGCTCCATTCCATGGCGATGATAACGGTAACGGCGATTCTATAGGTAAAAATGACATCGATCTTATGACTCGACTTCGTAACGCTGGCACAGATCATCGTAAGTTCATGCGTATGATCACCGTATATTTGGACATCACAGCTCCATTATATTGGTGGAAAGAATTCGACACTTATAAGGTTGGAACTGTGGCAAACTCTTGCAGCACGATGCATAAGATTACAGCAAAGGAGTTTACCTTTGATGACTTTTCTTGTGAGCATTTGGAGCGAAGAGCGTCACTAACCTTAAAGGGGGTCATAGACGATCTTAACTACTATCGTGAGTATTATATATCTATCGCTAAGCAAAACGTTCCGGGATCTAATACAAAAGCCAAAGATATTTGGTGGCAGATGATCCAACTTCTGCCTAGCTCTTACAACCAGCGCCGTACGGTAATGGTTAACTACGAGGTTCTTGCAAACATCTATAAATCTCGTAAAAACCATAAATTGGATGAGTGGAACACATTCTGCGACTGGATCGACAGTTTGCCTTTATCAGAGTTAATTACCGGAAAGGACAAATGATGATGAATAGTGCTCTAGAAGTAATTATATATGTTTTTTCAGGAATTGGCATGGCAGGCACAGCAATAATCCTCTACAAATTATTAAAATCGCTTACAGATAATATTGTGGATGATCTTCTAAATATAAGTTCCGAGAAAACAACAACGGCCAAATGCTATTGTATAGACTGTGTATATCATGGAATCAATAATCATAGGTGCTATAAGCACAATTTATTATGCACGAGCGACACGCATTTTTGCAGTGATGCAGAACCTATAAAATTTATTAATGAAAAGGAGAACAAAAAATGAGTAAACATAATAATGAAAACAAAAATCAAAACATGCTCGTTAAAGATCTGAAACAGATTATTAATAACTTACCAAATGATATGCCTATTGTTATTCCGGTTATTGATGAAGACAATGCCAATCATATGTATGGTTTTCGTTATGTCAGAACAGCCGGCGAGCTTGCATGCGATAGCGAACAAGACCAAAAAGTATTATGTTTGAACGCTGCTGCAGACGGTAATGATATTGCCGATCAAGTTTATTTCTCTGGAATGGATGTAAGCGTAAATA